CTCTGGAGATTGAGCCTCCTTCAGTAGTATTTGATATGCAGCGTCTTCTGCGTTTGCACCTCTTAGTGTTCTTGTTACAGATCCGTCAGGGCTTTGTAACACAACCCTAGATATGTTACCTCTCTTATCTCTCTTTATCCCTTTTTTATTTGGTAACAGTGTGTCTTCACCAACAATTAAGTTACCTTGACTATCAGTCTTAACATCACTCTCTTGGGGTACAATACCCATATCCTCTAAGGTACTATCAGATATCTCATCAACGTTTCCAATCTCAGTTATATTACCATCAGCATCCTCAACAACTACCCGCTGTCCATCAACATACATATCACCCTCAATAGGTGTATCTAATTTGCTTCCACCAAGATCAGTTAAGGTAATTGGTCTGTTTAGTGCGTCACTTATCTTTTCCTTTTTCTTTTCTGTGACAAAAGGCTCCCGTACTTCTGCTTCCACTTCCTGTACACCTTCGGCTGGTTCAGCATCAGTTTTTTGCTCTTGAATGGAATCTTCATCTGTTTTAGTTTTGTTAATAATATCTTCGGCTTCCTGCTTATCTTTTTTGTAAAGCGCATCTAACTGTGCGTCTACATCAGCTATCTTATTATCTATATTTTGTTTACCAGGACCTTCTAATCCTTCCTTTTGATTAATTAATTTTTGTCTTTGAATTAATAAGTCCGAAGCAGTCTCCATGTTTTCAGAAACAAGTATAGTTCCCTTGGTTAGGTTTTCTGCTGTTTGCATGCTGTATATCTCTGTGTAAGCATTAGAAGCTTCTTTTTTAGTAAGTGAACCTTCTTTTACTAAAGCATCTAAAGTTCCCTGTAGGTCGCCTATATCTGCTGCTATTGTTCTAACTAAATCAGCCCTATTATTTCCTGATAATAACTTTCTACTACCTAAGATGCTTGTGGCTCCTAAAGTCATTACAGCAGTCTCTATTATGTTTTCTTTTGTTATTTTAGAATCTAATACATTTTGACCTATACTTCTGTTTACTAGATAGTTTATTCCTTTTTCAGAAAATAACACAGGAAGTTCTTCTACAAACAATTCCTTTCCATTTTCTTTTATCAACTCGGAAAATTTTCTTTTAAACTCTTTAGTAGTAAAGTCTTTCCCTTTAGTAATCGCTAGGTTTTTTATTTGATTTTTAATCCCTGTTAATCCTGTTAAAAGCTTTTCGTTGCTTCCTGCTAATCCTGAGAATATACCATCTAGAGTGGATATTGCTTGACCTGCATTAACAGCTATATCCATAGCTTCTTTTTCACTCATCCCAGTGGCGATTAATTGAGACCTAATATCATCAACATTATCTACAACCCCACTAGTAAAAGAAGTAATACCCATTCCAATAGAGCCTGCTCTCTTTCCTTTTAATCCTAATGTATTTTTTACTTTACCACCTGTTCTTATTAATCCAAATAAATTAACTAATGTACTTGTGAGCCCTGTAGCAACAGAACCTCCTGTCCACATGGTTTCTTCTTCAGGAACATCCTTAGATCTTTTTTGTATTTCTTTTACATCAGACAAAGGAATAATTCCATCCATTAATATATTTGTTTCCGTGTCATAAACCTTTCCGTTCTTATCGACAAAGTATTGTTGACCTCTATATGTAACAGGTTTACCCGACATAAACCCTGACCTTTTTACAGCACCATATTCCAAATCAACATGTTCAGCTGAGTCGGTAAACATATCACTCAATCCTGCAAGAAATCCTTTCTTATCATATCCAATAGTTGCTAATCTTTGGTCTATAAAAGCTGGTATACCTCCCAAAAAATTAATAGAAAAATCTGAAAGAGCTGTTCCTCCTGCTCTTAACAACTCTATCGTTCCTTGACTAGTTTCATTTAAACCGCCTTCTTTTACAGCAGAATAAAGTCTTTTTCTTTTTTCTAAATCTTTATCTACAGTCTTTTCTTTGAACTTAGGAAACAAGTCTATTGCCCTACTCATTACCTGAACTTTACTGTAAAACTCTTTTTGAAGGTTTTTTTCTTCTTTTTTTAATACCTTAATTTTTTCAGGATTTGAAGTTAGTTTTTGTTTTGCTTGGTTTTTCTCCAAGTCATTAGTTATACCATTTAATTGCGTTGCTTGGTATGATTGAAGTTTTTCGTATTGTCTTTGTTCTTTTTCAAATTCATCACCCTCTTCACTTGTAAGAAGTCTTTTCATAAATTTAAACACAGAACCTTCTTGTCTTGTGTTTACTTTATCCCATTTTAAATAATCTTCTTGATTAATTCCTAATGAATCTAGTTTACTTGCATCAGGCACATCGTCTCTGTCAAAATCTTCGACATCCACCTGAACGTCTGTGTAGTTTTTTTTATATGAATCATCTCTTGAAGTTTCATATATTTTTATAGCCTCTATTATCTCAGGTTTTATTTGAGATTCTTTTTTATACTGAATTTCACCAGTCTCAGGGTTTTTAAGTCTATATGATTTTTCTCTACTTTCTAGTCGCTCTTTATCAAAATCAGAAATCCCCTCTAACCCTAAAGACCTAAAGTCTTCGTTTGCTTCAATATATCCTACTGAATCTAAGAGTTGTATGTTTTTATTTGCATCGTATATAGGTTTCCAAGAACCTTTTCCATAGGCTATTGCAGATTCTTTATCATCTCCAAAATCTATAACCTCATCTCTGTTTTGAGCTACTTCATAAACAGACCTCCAATCTTGTTCTGCTTGATTAGACATATCCACAAAAGAACCATCTTTGTTTTGAAATACTGTAGGGAATGAAAACCAATTACCTTGACCATCAGTTTCTGTTCTCATTTTGTGTGTAGAAACACTTCCATCTTCATTTGATAAAACACCTTCTCTATAAGGAGCATCAGGAATGTATAATTCAAACTCTTCTTCTTCCTCTAAAGTAGGTATATCAACTGTTACGTCTGAAGACTCCAATGATGTAGGAGTTTTTTCTTCCTTGGTAGTGGATTCCGTAACGCCCTCTTGAGAAGTAGAAACGACAGAATCGTCTTTTTTTTTTACAAGAGAAACGAAATCATCATATGACCCAAATACAGACTCGCCTTGAGAATCGTAAACATCCTTTATATAACTGTCGTCAGATGTTATTAGTGAATAATAATCATTGTAATTACCGAATACAGATTCTCCTCCAAGGTTATCATATATGTCTTTTATATACTTATCGTCCATTATTTATTTTCTTTAGTCTGTGGTCTTGCGATCGCTTGCGTTTAAAGGATTTTCTCCTTGAGTTTTATTTAAGTTATCAACAGTATTAAGTACAAGACTTACATTATCTACACCTCTCTGTATCTCTTTGTCGTTAACAGTAATATTGTTAGTTCCTGGTACAAAACTTATATTAGCAGCTCTACCAACTAAGTTCTGTATTCTATTTGCTATCTCTTGACCCTTTTCATTACCTGATAATGCTTGCCCCATAAAATCTTCTAATTTTTTAGTTATATTGGTTCTATTGGTTTGAGTATCAAATTTAGTTGAAGCTGTTACAAACACATTATACTTACTACTATTTGTTGGATCAAGTACTGATTTACTAAGAATTCCTTTTACACCTCTATCTTTAAAGAATTTACCTACTCCTACATGACCTGCTATTTCTTCACCGACCTGCTGTGCATTTCTATCTTTAGTATTTACTTTATACTCATTACCACTAGCATCTATTAATCTAAGAACACCATCTTTATCAGGAGCTTTAGATCCTACAAATCCTTTTTCAGATAAAGCAGATTGTAGTGATGAAAAATCACCCCTAGAGACGAAGTTTTCAATCAGAGATGCTACGTTTTTATCTGCTTTCTCCCCAGCAGGTGTTTGTGGTCCTGTAGGTCTTGATCTCTCTTGTTCTGTTCTACCTATAGCTGCGTCTATCTGATTATAAAGACCCTCCTCTACAGTTTCTCTAATACCTTCAACGTCGAATACTATCTTACCTCCCTCATTCTTAGCCAATATATATTGTCCAGGATTTTCCTTAGCAAGCTTCTCGTCATAGGTTACATCCATGTTCATCATGTCGGCAGCAGCCTCTAATATTTTCTTATCACTATTAAGTATAGACTTAACTTTTGATTTTAGAGTATCCTTGTAAAAATCCTCACCCCTCTGTCTAAAGTCAGACACACTCTTGTATCCACCTTTACTTGTTAAAGTCCAATCAGATATACCCTTAACAACGTTAACAACCTCATTAGTTGTATTAAACCTATCGTACTGTTCATTTAGAATGGTATTTATTGATGTCGCAGGGACAACAATCTCATTACCACTCTCATCTCTAGTGACAAAACTACCACGACCCATGTCATCAATAATCAACTCAGACTTAGATATGTCTAAAGCACCTGCTACTTTCTTAGCTATAAAATCATTTAGAGATCCACCAGTTTCTATAAACGCACCTATTTTTTCATTATAAACTTTTGTTACGTCATTTATGGCTTTAAATGTATCCGAAGCACCTTGTTTCTTTATTTTTGTATCATTAACCGATATCAGACCATTCTTCATTAAATTATGACTAGTCATAAGATAATTTTTATAGTTTTGAGCGTACTTTATCATAGCCTGATTCATAGTAGGGTCTAGACCCTTAGCATAATCATCTATTGCATTCAGCCTTTGAACCTGATCCTCTTCTATCTTTAGCTTAAGGTCATCCCTTCTGCTCTTCTCCTTCATCAGGTTGTCAGAGATATTTTTAGTTATCCCAGACCAGTCTATCATAGACTTGCTTATGTCGTCTCTCTCTTTGTACTTGTAGAATGTAGCCATTTATTTTAAAATGTTGATTTAAATATAGACAAACCTGCTTGATTAATACTGGGGATGTACTGAGCATTTCTTCCTATATTAGCTAATTGTTCAGGAGTATAATTCGAACCTAAAGCAGATACGTCAGAAGTTATACCGTATTTCCCTAATTGGTTTGCTGTTCTATTAGCCTGATTACCATATAATGATTGACCCTCGTAAAATGTTTGAGCTGCACCACCTAGTCCTGTTAATGCACCAGATAAAGCCTGTGCTGACATCTGTTCTCTTTGGGCTGCTGCCATCTGAGCACCTTCCGCCTCTTGTAAGTTTATTGTTGCTAAAGCTCTATCAATCGTAGCCTGCTCATCAGCAACCATCTTATCTCTTGCATATATAGCGTCAGCCATCTGTTGCCTTTTCTTTTCTGTTGCCATAGCTCCAGCGGCTGATGACTTACCTACACCAGCGGCTAATGTTCTAGCGTCAGCCTCACGTAACCCTTCTAAGGATTGCATATGTTGTGCAGTTATCTCTCTTCCAGCCTGTTCGTAAGCGTCTAAGGGCACTTGTAAGCCTTCCATTCTATTAACCTCTATCTTACTCTTCGCTTGAGCCAAAGACTCTGCTGCTGCTCTATCTGCGTCTCTCTGCTTCTTCTTTGCGTCTATAGATTGAGCTATATCTAAACCCATACCCAATACTTGTAATCCTACGCCTACAAAAGGTACTGCTGCTCCTAGTCCTGCTGCTGCTCCCATATATTATTGTTTTTTATTAATGCAAATATACTATTTTTTTATGGATAACTCTTGAATAAAGAGGATCCTACACCAAATATCTCGGTAAATGTGTTAGATAAATTAACAGGTAGCTCTAAATGGTATTCTAGATAATATCCTGTAGTTCCATAAGACTCAGCTACATTGTTCTTCACATACATCAAATACTCTCCAACAGTAGGTACAGAACCACCACCAACCGTAGTGTCTACAGTTATGGTTTTACCATCAACAGAAGTTATGTCTCCAATAAAGTCTGTGCCTGTAAGTGAAGTCATACGCATCTTATCACCGACAGATATCATACTGTCTAGCCTAAACCCAAACGTTATCAATACAGCTGAAGTGTCAGATGAATCTACATCCGTACTAGAACCAATACCTTGAAGAGATCTCATCTCAAAAACTCCGTCAGCATCATTTCTTCTAATGTGTCCATAGTAATCACCCTCCTTTAGACTAAACCAAGTATTATCTATAAAGCCAGAACCTAAATCACTTGTGACCGTGCAGTTAAATGGCTTAGTACTCTCTAAAGATATAGTCTTAAATGTCTTAACTGTAGATGGTTCTTCATTTATGACACCAGTTATAGTAGACACATACTGAGTTCCATAAAAATTATTCCTAGTATTATTGGTATTATGACGGTAAAGCTTACCACCCTTAAATGAATAAAAGTAGTTATTCATCCCTATCATCATATCTGGCTCAAAGGAATAGAACGAAGTCCATCCCTTAGCTGACTCACTGTATGTTAATGTTTTATCCATCTATTTTAGCATTGAATAATGTTAATTATAACTCCACTAGTACCTATAACAATTATATAGTCTGATACTGTTATACTTGATAATACATAGTTCTGTCCATCTGTAAGACCGCTAGATAGTCTATACGTTCCAGAAGAAAGAAGTACTATATCTCCTCCACTAGTCTGGTACAAGTTTTGACCAACTATTATTGCATCAGTCTCATCTACACTTACAATACTAGTAGCAACTCCATCAGCATCATTACAATCATCCACAGCTACAACGCTACCGTATGTCACACCATTATCCGACCATTGTGATGTAAACGTAGTGTCTGAAGTTATAGTTGTTGGAAGTGTCGGAGACCATCCTGTAAATGTCCAACCAAATCTAGTTGGTGTGCCTGGGCTTGTTACAGATAACGGAGACAGTCCAAACTGACTAGAATACCTTTCATTCCCTAAGCTATTATCAAACGTAGCTGTAACAGTTGTACCTGAAACCTGATCTATATAATCCCATACCAAATACAGATACTGATTATTAGAAGTGTTAGTGTATGTAAATGAAGCCTCATACACATCTGTCTCTGGACTTAATATAGGCGTAGCCTCTGTTAGTAAAGGTATAAGTGTAGCTATGTCTCCTTCCTGATAAAGAACATCAGAGACTAGGTACTTGAACTTGTCAATATCCCATTCAGCCAAATCACCTTCCAGCTTCTTATATCTCATAGTGACAGTTGCACCCTCAGATGGTGAACCACCTTGAGACTCAAAGTTAGTAGATGTCTCGTATAAAGATACAGGACCTTCACCAAAAGTAAAGGAATCAGTCACAACCTGACTAGAAGATCCATTATCCTCCCATAGGTATTCGTGATGAATACTAAGGTCTTCCATTTCATCTGTATTGTTAACTATCCTTACAACAGTAAGCTGCTGTGCCTGAACACATCCAAAATTAATTTCATATGTAGCATTTGTTGGTGTCAGTACTAGCACACACTCGTTTACATTCAATTCATCCTTTGAGAATGTTAATGTACCTGTTCCAGTTAATACCTGGTCTAGCACATCTGTACCGTCATACGTGACAAGTATATCTAAACTACCACTCGTAACGTCGTAATCAATATCAACATCTCCTGTAAAATCATCTAGGTTAATATTATATGTAGCCACAGTGCTTGATGACTGTTGTGCCACACTAAATCCACAATCTACATTATCTTCCTGTACATCTATTAGGTTATCCGTAAATGACAAAACATACTCATTCATGTAAGGATCATACGCACCTAAATGCATTTTATTAGTGTTCTCTATAAACCTATCTCTAAACCAAGAACGCATTCCTAATGAAGAAATAACATTAAGCTGATCACCTTTACCACTTCCCTTTAAGTTTATTACAGCACCTCTCTTTGAGTCTGTGAAGAATATGTCAAAACCGTAGTTAGAAAAACTTTCAGGATTATTACTTATACCATACTCCTCAATCCTTGGTACTTGTTGTCCAAGTACGTCAGGTGTGGATAGTATAGCTCCTCCTGCCTGTGCATCTGAAAATAAATTCTTACCATTAGCAAGTACATAAGATATCTTATCCTCTTGAAGGGTGAGTATATCACTCATCCTTGCATGAAGTACCTCTATAGGTCCAAAGTTTTGTTCTAGCGTCTTGAAGTTTACCAAACCTAGATTGAACTCGTTTAGCTTGTTAAGGTTTGTCTCCTGATTGTACACACCACTATAAGTAATGTCTGCATACCTATGAGCCTCCTTATAGTCCTGTTCAGACACAGCAGTCACCCTAGCACCAAGATTAAACCCTGGTTGAGCTAAACCATCCTCTATCTTAAAACTCTCAACACCGTTACCAAAAGCGAAGCAGTTATACATATCTAGATTGACAATACACGAATCACTATTTGTTTGGTCTTGAACATCACCAGTATGATGTCTGTCCTCTGTTATTGGGTAACTCTTAAAACTCTCGTAGTAAATCTCGTTAGTGTTTTCCTCTGGTATAGTTTCAAAAACTAAAAGTTCTCCTGCATTAAATACCTGAATATGAACAGTAAGCCAATAGTTTCTTCCATTACACTTACTACCAGCTTGAGTGAATGTCAAGAAAGAACTGTAATTAGAAGTCCCTGGTGTATTATTTCTAACAAACTGAATACCCGTTACACCTTCACCAGCATTATAACCACCAGATATTATACTATAAGTAGAGAGAACAACCAATGCTGTCCCAATACTTTCATCAAAATCTGCGCTAGGGGTAGTGTCGTCAGAACTCTCAGGTCCTGGATTGTTTGTAGGGTTGTTGAAGTCTACGTTCTCGCTTATTATGAAGTCGTAAAGACTATCGTAATCTCTGGTAGCTATAAACGTTCTATCGAACTTAAAATACCTAGATCCACAACCACTTCCTGAACCAGCTCTGTGGTTATTGAAAAATATCCTAACCTCACTTCCAGACGTTATTGAATAGTCTATATAAGTCCCTGGATTATCTGGGTCTTCTATATATGTAGGGTACGCTTGACCAACACCATTTTTTTTAGTCAAACTATCAAAATCTATGTCCTCTACCTCGGACTCAGCGATAGTAAAATTACTAGGTCTGACCTTCATATACACCCCACTACTAGGAGGGACCTCATTATTCTCGTCTATAAAATGTTTTTCCTTTGTCTCTAAATCTAACACCTTGGTCTTTATAACATCTGTTGTAGGTCCATCTGATGCTTTCTTTACTATTAAACTGTCACCGTTCTTAAACTTTGTCTGATTATCACCCTCAAGCTTTAACCACCAAGCACCTTCACTAGTGTCAAAATAATAGTTCTGCACATAAACAGTCTCGTAATTACCCTTACTCGGCTTCATTACAAGCCTATATCTCTTTGCCCAGCTTGGAGCTAAACTATTTATTGTTGTTGTAATTGAGTTCTTATTTATAGAGTACTGAGGCTCTACATACACTGTATTGTAATTACTAACAAGAGCAGTTGAAGCTCTGTTATACTCGTCAAGATAAACAATACCTACCTCATAATCCCTATTACTATGCAGACTCTGTCTATTACCTTGTTCAGTTATGGAGGCAGTTGTAGAGCTGTTAGAGAAATATTCGTATGCATAAGTTCCAGGGTTTGTACTATCCTCAAACTCTACTGCTGGTATCTGTATACTTAGTGTATTTCCAGAGTGAGATACTATAAATCCTTGGTCTGAAGATGTGATACCTCCATCAGAAATACCCCAGTTACCACTAGCGTGGTCTACTATACTTGAAAAAAACAAGTCACTCAGGCTATATCCATCATCCTCAGTACCTGGGAATCCTGCAGGGTCTGTTAACTCTATAGAGGCTAAAAAATCAGTATCTGTAGCAAGATCCTGTGCATCTGAATAATCTCTAGGGAATATAAATTCAAACGTTTCCTGGTAATTATTCTCTACCTCACTTCCATCTACAAAAGAAGCATTTCCACCAAATGAATCATGAACAATATTAAAATCTATATTAAGACTACCTCCCTCTAACATATCAATATCAGTAAGGTCTATATCTAGCCTTGAGTTTGTTATAGTTACATTAGGTGTTTCTAATGTGTAATCAGTTCCATCATCCCTAGATTCTACTAAAGGATTGAATCCTATATCCTCAGTATTAAGTTCAATACTGTAATCAATAATGGTGTCTACATCATGTCCATCATAATAGTTACCATACATAATCCTATTACCTATAGTTGTCTGTGCCTTAGCCTTCTTAGGAACGTTATCATATAACCTTAGTAACTCACTCTCTGGTAGCGTGGTATATATCTTTTGGTTAGTGAACTCTACAGATACATTGTCATTGTCACCCCATCCCATCTCTGACTTATCGTACTTCTCTATAACATTAATTACATTTGTGTTAGATAGTTTGAAACACAAGTCAATACCAATAACGTCAGATGGTCCAGTAAAAAAATCAACATTAACAGAGTTAATATTATTTCTCATACCAATCATATCATAGCTACCATAGTCAAATCTAAACTGTCCTGGAGTAAATGCTAAATCTGAAAACTCAGAAAGGGCAGAATACTCTCCGTCCTTGTACTTATATCTATAAGAAAATCGGATAAACTTCTCCTCCATATAGTTATCCTTCTTAGCTTTCTTTGATAGTGTTAAAACAGGAGCATCTACAGGTGGCTTAACTATAACCGATATGTCATCCTCTGTAATCTGATCAACACCTCCAATTGGTTCAGGGTATGACGACAGAACGTTTATACGTCTCGGTTGATTATAATTGTCTGTAAAGAATAATAGGTCATCTATAAGATTTATACCATTGATAAGATACCTCTCATCGAAGTTTAATACAGTCTCTGATACAACATGATATGTTATTGAATCTGACTTGGTATTGTATGATAATATCATATCTACAACATCAGACGTTAAAAACCAATATATTTTTTCATTTTCTCCATCCTCATACGCACCGATACATACAGCATCTGCCACATCTTTTCCATCATACCTAGGTGTTGCTAACAGCTCATTACCTTTTGTGTTTTCAGCACTTAATGCTTCACCATCCTCAGAAGATGATACACGTATGTTTAACGCATCTGTATAATCACCAGCAGGTATTAATCTTTCGTCTAGACTTTTATTCATTCTAGACCCTATAAAATTCTTGTTTATAATCATTCTATTTTAACCATTTTTGAGCACCCCTCATATTCATAAGTAGGCGACCAGGATGAATGTTACTAAGTCTTATCTTGGCATTTCTTAAAAGAGCAGATTTATCTTTCTGAGCTCTCCTAACTACATACTCCTGAACAGCAAACTTAGAATTAAGTATAGCGTACTTCATGTATGCATATATGTAATCTTCAAATAATTTGTTTAGACTTACCTTTGCATCATCTCCACCTTCCATACCATCAGACACATACTCTATAACTACAATCTGATCAGCCATAGCTGAACTGAAGCTTATAACTCCACTAGATTTATTTATTTTAAATGTTGGATTTGCATTAGCGGTTTCAGTATTTAAACCATACCTACCTCCTACAGAGTAATCAAACACCCATTTTCCTTCTATCTGATACCCAAGAGAACCATTCATTCTTCCCTCTCCTAAGTATTGTGTTTTTTGAACACCATCAATTCTATCTAGGTCTAGTATACCACTTCCTATAAGAACATCTCCATCCTGATCAAATAATACACGAGCATCATTGTCTTGTAGGTAACTCTTTGAAAAGTTAGTATTAACATTTTCTGTTAAAGGCATTAAGACTCCATCCTTATATAAAGATATTCTAACCCAGTTTACATAGTCTGGAGGAAGAACAACTGTTGCATTGTCAGATACAGATAGCTCAACTATCTTTGTCTCCTTCATCGCATCGTAATTCAATTCCTGTATACCTCTCTTTGCATGGAATAATACATTATACCTCTCAACATTGTTTACCAACTTATCATTACCGACATACATCAACATAAAGTTGTTTACAATATCATCCAATGATATGTACTGATATGATCCCCAATTATTATCCTCTGGGTTAGACCCTGCATTCTCGTAATATTGATATCCTGTTAAATATGCCATTATCCTTGTTTTTGTGCTTCTTTAATTTCTTCGTTACTTGCTGTCTGATATACGTCAGCCTCTCTTATAGATATACCTGCATACTTTAGTATCTTATTCACTAAGTTAGGTTCATCAGTAATAGGTAGTTCAAAATCCTGATAGTCAGTTGAACTCTGATCAAAAGCTGGCTCTCCTCCAGATAGACTTGTATATGTCCACTTAGGGTCTCTTGGCTTCCTAATATATTGAGCAGTAACCTGACCCACTGCATCTACGCTATTAGGAAATACAGATATAGTTAACTCGCTCTGAGTGTATGCTGGAGTGTTTAACTTAGGAGCTGTAAGGTTTGATGAGTTTAGCATTGTTATCTTTGAATGAGAAACTCTCTCTACTTCTTTCTGAATAGTATTAGCCTCATATACAGAATAAACACTTGAAGAGCTAGATATATTTGTGTTAGATACAACCAAAGTATCTGTACCTGTAATACTATTTATTCTCTCGAAAAAAATTCTATCACCTACCTGTATAGCAACATAGTCACCTACAGATACTCCTAAACTTACAAAATCTTTGCTTGTGTCAACAACACCATTATTTCCTACAGTAACACCAGTAGTAGTTCCCTCTGTTAAAATATTTTTATATACCAATACCTTATTTAAAAGGTAATACGTATCATCGTTATTTGTCTCGTTAGGCATATTATATAAGTTAGAAATACCACTCGGTGGATTAACCCTATATAAAGAGTCCTGAACAGAAAACAAGTCAATAACCTCTTCTAAGTTTTTTAATATATCAGCATAGCCACTACCAGAAACTCTAGAGTTCTGTTTGACCATCCATTCATTATACCTATAGAAATAATCCTCAAAAATATCTAACTGTGCCTGCTTTGCATAAAGATTAAAGTCAGCAGGACTTATATATCCGAAATTTTGCTTGTTAGCTACAGCCAACACAGTATTTCTTACACTGTTTATCATCTTGTAAAAGTTTATGCAAAGATAGTAAAAATAAATAAACCCCTCCATTTCTGAAAGGGTCTATATAATATGTGTTATATGGTAAATTTTAATCCTCTAACTTGTTCTCAAGCATAGACATAAGTTCAATGCCATCATCCGTCTGGAAGAACATAGCCAAAGCCTGTATAGCAGTCTCACCGAAAGGTATACTCAATAACTTCTTCTTGTTCTGAGGTAGGTTAAAGTAAACATCCTTACCCTTATTTCTTATTGATAATAATCCTTGACTCATACAATCAGAAGCTAACTTCTGAATCTTTAACATTGGATCATTAAGTGTGTCCAAGAAATCTTCTGGACTGTTTCTTGCATATAGACGCACATCTCTCTTTAGTTCAGATGTAGACATCTTATCCACATTCAATCCAAGAGCTATTCTACCTATAGTTTCTAGCATATCTATATCAAGATTCTTTGCAGCTACCTGAGCATCAATCTGAGCATCTAAAATCTCAACCTCTACTGTAGCATCTTTCTCATTGTCTACCTCTTCAAACACAGTACCATTGCCTGGGTGAAGTGATAAAAATTCCTGAAGTACAGGATTTGTTTTAGGTACAAATAACATACCATCCTCAAAAACAACAGGTTCAATAATAGCATTATCATCCTGATCATCCTGAAATGGTGATGATTGGTTTGATGAATATCTTAAAGCACGGTTTTGTTTTCCGTCAAAATGTAGTAATGGTTTTCTACGTGAGTTACGTGAATTTAGAATAAAGACAATAGAAGCTGTCTTTCCTTTTAACCGATAGGTTCTGTCCTTTAGGACTACTTGTTTTTTCATTTGATTTTAATTTAAAGTTTATAAAAGTAATAATTACCCCCGTCAATACAACGAGGGTAAAAATTACATGTTTTAATTCTTATTTAAATAAGAAGAAATTGTTTGCACCTAATGTACATAAAGCTCTCTCTGATAAGAAGTGAACCTCCATAGCATCTAAATCGCTATTTGAAGCACCTCCAGCAGAACCTACGATCCAAGACTTCATCTTACGATCTTCAGTTTCAGAAGCTCTATATCTTACGTGTAAGAATGGACGTTTAGCGTTTTTACCCATGATTTGGTCATAAACGTTAGTAGATCCAGCAGGAACTAATACTCCGTCTACAGCACCACCAACGATACCACCTCTCATAGTTGCATCATTTAAGTACTTCCAGTCAGACTTATAGAAGTCATATCCTCTACGGAATCCGTTGAATCCTAAGTTTAAAGCCATATCTTGGTCGTTATCAAACAAACCAAAAGAAGCACCTGAAGAACCGAAGTTATTCTGTTCAGCTAATACATTGTCAATCTCGAAAGATAATGCACGGTTAACGAAAAGAACGTTCTCTTCGATAGCACCTTGCTTGTCTAAACGAGTAACAACATTATCGATATCACCTAAACTATCCAAAGAACCTGTAGTAGTGTTACCACCATTCTCGATAGCGTAGAATAAACCTTCAGAACCTTTATTTCCTAAGTCTCCAGAAGCAGCAATTGCTCCAGAGTTAGCCTCAGCAGGAACAGCCTCAATCATTGCAGTCTCTAAGTAATCCTCAAAACGTTGACGAGTTTCGTGCTCAGACTTTAAGTACCATAGGTATCCTGAACCATTTTCTCCTTCAACTTCGATCCATCCGATCTGAGCCATGTCAGAACCTGATACTGAATACTTGTCCTTAATGATAATTGGGTTATTCTCTTTGATATCCTCTTCAGCCTCTAAAGCACCTTCCATACCGTTTGATCCTTTTTTAAATTCAGAACCATAAACAAATAAGTCTAAGTCAGTAGCAGAGTTATCACCTGATGACAATCCTGTTACAGCAGGAAGACCAGCTGCGTCATAGATAGCTACAGTTACAGTGTCAGTAGTAGTAGCAGTGATGATACCTTTGAAAGAAGCAGTAGCACTAGTACCACTATCTGATACCATTACAGTCTGTCCTTTTCTTAAAGCGTGACCAGCAATGTTAAGTACAACGTCATCCTGACCAGCTACTTCAGCATCGTCAAGAGTAACACCCTCATATTTAATGTGTAAACGTCCTTGCTCAGACCACTTGATTAAATCAGATGTGCAAGGCATCTCAGCTCCGACCATTCTTAAGAATGAACTAACTGATCTGTTACCATAACGCTCGAATTCTTTTTCGTAAGTGTCTGGTAAGTACTGATTCAAAAAGTTGAAGTCAGTAATGTAATTTCCAGGTAATGTTACCTGACTTGGAGCTGGAGTTAAACTCACAGATCCACCTAATGTAAAACTCATAATAATGTTTTTTTAATGTTTATCTTTTTTTAATTTTTAAACCACGACTAGAATTAGACTCTACAGCCCTTATTTTAAATCCTTGACTTGTTGTCATCTGTTGGGGTGTAGAACGAACATCCATATCGATGTTTTTTATCGTCTTGCCTACATTATCAACAGCATCAGACTTACCCTTCTCATAGAAGTATGTAGCAAGTTTATCTGGATTTAAAGCAGCACTTAAAGCCTTATGGTATCCAACATGGTCATTCACCATACCTGTATCATCTAAAAATTTAGAGATAAAGTTATTTACGTCTGACTGAACCTTCTTAACCTCCTTAACGTCACCTGGATTAAAGATAACCTTCTGATCACCGACTGCGAATTCAAAACCTTTAAATTCATCGTTGAAAAGATCGTTAGTCTTTTGGGTGAAGTATTCGGAACGCTTCTGATTCTGTTCTTGGATACTTTCTGATTGTGATATATATTCCTTGTAAGCCTTGTAGGACTCCATTTCATCCTCGTTGACAGGTGAACCCGTCGACTCGACAGGGACCTTATACGCCTCCTTTAGATCATTGAAATGCTTCTTAGCTTTTGCAAGTTCTCTTTTCTTTGCGATCTGCTTATTCTTAATCTCCGACTCATCATCCAAATCTTCGTCATAAGAAAATTTCTCACTCATAAGGTAATTAATATCCTCAGAGTCTAAATCATTTTCGGTTTCAGCATAATAGTCACGCAATACTTGGTCTGGGTCTATTTCATTATAGTCAACCTGTAACTTCATGAAATCATTAATACCCCGACCTGTTTCCTTCTTATACTTCAAGAAGGATGATACATCCTCTGGTAGTTCATCATTCTGCTCACGCTGAGAGAACAACTCATCTATAGAGTTTATATCTTTTTCATATCTATTCTTAATAAATGAAAGAACGTCTTCCTCACCAAACTGAGGAGTGTTATTCTCTACAGTCTTTTCATCTGTAGTATTCTCGACCTCTACTTGTTCGGTCTGTTGATCAATTAATTTTTCCTCGACCTCTTGAATCGATTTCTGTCCAGGACCATCGACCTCTTTTATTTTTATTTCCATATTAAATTAAATTTATTGTGCAAAATTACACATTATTATATTATATTTATCTAGGCTCAAACTCAGACAGATCAAATCCATCTAGAGTGTCCTCATTAGACTCAAAGTTTATAGGGGGAAGATCTTTCTTACGCTGCTCAATCAGTCTTGACTGTTGCGTGTTCTGTTTACTTATCCTTCCATCCTTAGCCTTTTCTTTGCTATCCTCTCTAGTGTTTATCATTTGAGCTTCAGCACCCCTTAACTGCATGTTTAATTGGAATTCAAGCTGCATTAATTGAGTCTTCAACTCAGCCTCACCTCTAAGCTTCTCTAATGAGAAACCAGCTTCAGCTTGAGAAATCTGCATCTTAGCCTGAGCCTCCATCTGTATCTTCTGAGCAGCAGCCTGAGCAGCCATCTGTTGAGACTGCATCTGTCCTTGCTGTTGTTGCTGAACCTTCTGCATCTCGTAAGCACGTCTGTCTTTTTCTTTTCTTTTTCTTTTAACCTTTAATAGCTGATTAGCTAGCTTTACATTTCTAACCTCACGTATATCAATGGCATCATCCAAATCAATAGCGTCACGAGAGAGAGCCACCTGAATATTTTGTTCTAGCTGTTGCTTCTGCTCATCGTCAGGAGCCATCTCTATAAATATTCCAAAGTCATATATGTGTAAGTCCTTAATATCATTGAGTAGGTTTACATTATACTTACCTATCTGCATTATAAATTCATCCTTGTATGGATGATATTCTAAAGCATCAGATACTCTACATGAAAGTGCTACAGCTAGGTCTCTAGTTATATCCAAAGTACCGTCTAATATATGTCTAGTTGCTGTATTACTATTTAATGCTGCAAGCTTCTGTAACCCTACTAATGAGTTTGGATCAGGCATTGAACCATCACGAGCCTCATTAAGTCCAGTTACATCTCTAAGCATCTGTAGGTAATGATTATAACTACCTATAAGGCTTCCTATCTTACCCTGACCACTATTCTTAGAAAGTTCCTGTATTGGAACTCTTGCATTATTAAACTCTCCATCCTGAGTATAACTTCTACCAACTACAGAACCTGTCTGAAAGTATAGCCTAAGTGCATCTTCAGGGCTGTATGCTGCTCCATTACCAAGGTCAACCTCATTAATACCATCAGCATCAATAAATACACCATCTGGAACAACCTTCTGTATTACCTGTTGTAGTTTAAGATGAGTCATCTGTATAAGATCCGCAAAAGGAACCATACGTCTAAGTAATGACTCTATATTACCCTTATACATCCTTGGAGCACAAGCAATATAATTAGAACTTGAGTTTTGAGATGCAGACTTAGGTCTTACCATATTCTTGGCTAGTTCCCATCTAAGTATGATGTTTGTACCCATAACCATAACACCCTCATACCATACCTCTATCTTCTTCTCAATCTTATCAAACCCTCTTTCATCCATCATCTCTTGTGGTGGATTAAACTCATCATCCTTCTCAATAACTTTTTCACCCTTCTTCTTATAGACCATCTTCTTTGTGGTCTTATAGTTGAAATATAAAAGTGTTACGCTGTCATTACTAAATATAGAATTATCATAATACTGTGTAGAATGAGAGTACTGATGCCATGCCTGACTGTATTTTCCAATAGCCTCTAAATCTTCGTTACTTATACTAGGGTCTATCTTTACAACCTCAGTTATAGGTACTGTCTTAACCTCACCCCAATAAAAACAATCATTAAAATTAGGGTCTTCAGTATAGCTATATACAACATTAGCTGGGTCTACATACTTAGCAACAATACCTGCTCCAGGTAAGAACTCGTGCTTTCCAACACCTATACCTAGTGTGGTTATGTCATACACAATTCTTTTTCTAGTATCCTCATACTTGTTCTCAGAAAGTATAGTATTTATAGCCGCCTCTTCAGCTAACTCTATAGACGACTTATAGTTAAGCTGCATATGCAACTGTAACTCATCATCTGTCTCTGGTAACTCTTCTGGTGATGTATTAAATGCATCAACACCAAAGTCATTTTTTATTTGCGTCAATAAGTCCTTAGAGACCATATCAGCCTCTATATTGTCTTGATAACTGTTTCTCTTTTCTGCGGACATTGCATCCTGAGCATAAGCCTTAATGTCAAACATTCTGTCTGCCATTCCATTCACAACTATATCTATGAACTTAGGAATTATTGGGACAGGTGTCCAGTCTAAGTTCATGTATGACAAGTCTCCGTCTACAGATAGTTCGTTCTTATATTTAGCTACAGATTGTTCTGCTCTAGCGTATAGCCTTAGTTTATGGAAGGCATCCCATTGGTTGTAAAATTTTGAACCTCCATTATCTCTCTTGAACCACTCATACTGAATGGCTTGACCTATCTGTAGACCAAACTCTTTTGTATTCTTCTTAGAGTCAGGTACATACTGGCTGGGAAATGAAGACGAGTTTACAGATATATTTATCTCTTTCATCTAATTATTTCACTAAATCGTCCTTGGTTATTATATCTTGCAAAGTTAATGCTTATTTTTGACTGTTTTTTAATGTCGTTAAATGTATGTTTTTGATTAGCCATGATAGCTAAACCAGAGCTAATAGATGCATCAAACTTAGTTCTATTATTAATATCAAACCTAGCCCAATCCTGTAGCGTCCTAGAGAAGTACATAGAACCCATCTCGTCTGAAGGTCTATAGTTACCCTCAACATCTAAACCAACATACTTCTCTATGTATGTCTCTATAGCTGATGCGTGTGCTTGTTTTACTGCCTCAGATGAGTTAGGTATACCCCCAAGCTCTAACTCTGTCTTAGAAAGGTTCCTAGTAGGCTTATCAGGTCTGTTTAATGAATACTTTCTATAACCTCTGTTTTTAAAGTGATATAGTAGCCTTGGTTTATTGTTCTCTACAAGTATAGGCATACCATAAAATACACAAGCCATTAAAACATCCTCAAAGAATATTTCTGCTGTCTGAGGTCTTGCCACATACTCCAAAAAAAACTCGTTTACAGGAGCGTCATCCATATGAAATCTAGTAAGTCCATGAAGAGCACCATTAGATCCACCACCACCAACAGTTCCTGATATATCATAACTATCACAACCAAAGGAACCTATATGAGCGTTGCCAGGTGACTTAGATCCGTTTACTATATCTATCCTGTTCTGTAATTTTTGATTTGGAATCCAAGATATTAAAAACCTACCCCTGTTATCAGGAGTCCAGAAAACCTCTGTATCCTTCTTTCCATCCTTCCAATGGAATGACCCCTTAACCAAAACCTTATCACGTATAAGATTATCATTGTAATCCATCTGCTGATATATCTTAGTCAGGTTAAATATAGAGCTCTTGCTTTCATCTCTAAATGCATGAGACTCTGTCCTTGGAAACTGTCTATAATACTCATTAAGAGCATCTGGATCGTTCTTAAGAGAATCAACCTCATTGTTCCAATACTCTACAGCACCCTGCTTTATTTTATCACCATTGATACCTATAACAGGCTTTTTTGGATTGTCTAAGACTGGCATACCATACCTATCTATAAAACCTTCCATATTCCATTCCATAGGTATGAATATGTTATACATACCACTTTTAGTCTGTCCGTTAGAGTTCCTGTTGTTAGGATCAGAATCGTAATAAAGCTTCTTGAAGTTATTACCACCCTTCTCTAGTGCATTTGATGTAGAACCCATTAGACACTTACCAATGATCCTACTACCTAGCCTTAGACAGGTTTTTGTTACACGCCAATTGTTTAATATATTATTTGGTTTAATCCACTTACCAGATTCATCATGAACCAGTAGTAAAAGTTTTTCCCCATCATAAGAGTTATCGTCAGTATTCTTCCAATCAATAGTGGTATCCAACCCATCTATATCCTCCTCAGAGTCATACATATTTTTCTTTGTTATCTTAGATGCAGGAACCCTGTATGCAAGCTCTGTCTTAGGTTTATCCATACCATCCTGTACAGGCTTAAAGAAGAAAGGATAGTTACTAGATATTGGTACAACCTTATCTGTAAACATCTTCTTAGCATCAGAACCTGTCTTAGATAATATACCCACCCTAGAATCTTTTGCTAGTGTAGCAGTATTAACACACTCAGCTGAAGACATAAATGAAAATCCAGAACGACGTATCTTTAAATACACCATTCCGAAACATCTATCATCAGCCTTACAAGCCTCCCAATATAAAAAGAATATTCTATTCGCTTCACGAAAGTCAGGATGACCAACATCAATCTTAGTCCATTGCAAGTACATGTAGTGTGTACCTGTTATATACGTAGGTTCGCCATTATTGTAGAACCAATATCCGTCATCCCTTCTGTCAAACTCCTGTTCAATATAATCAACCCAACTAGACTTGAAATCCTTAGGAGACTCGTTCCATTGAAATATAGATTTTATTCTTTGTAGTTGTTTTGGATATTCAGAGACCTCCCAATACTGTTCGTTTTTTTTTGAGCTTCTCTTGTGTATTTTTTTAGGTGTAGATGGTAGGGCTATGTTTATACCATTGATGTTAATAATATCACCAACAGTACCATCCTTAGATATAACAACAATGTCATACTTTTCATCATAACCATACTTAAATGATTTAGCCTTGTTCTTTGACTTTAATGCCTTATCTGTAACAGGATAGACTTTATTGTAAAGGTCTTTATTTTGCTCTTCTTTCTGCAAAGCTGTTCATGTTTTTTGTTTCAGTTCCTGAACTCTCTATAAGTTCTTTCTCTGACTCTATTCTAGATAGTATCTCAAAAGCATCAAATATAGCAAGCTTTTTAGATGCAGCAGCATTCTTTAACCTATCGGCAGCAATCTCTGGAGATAGATCATCAAGATCCTTCTTAATAATATCCTCCTTAGCTACCTTTATAAGCTCCTGAACAGCCTTTTCAGCTGCCCTTATTATCTCTATCTTTATTTTTCTTGAGTCCATGTTATCCAGTCTGTTCTTACCCTGTACAGTTTCTCTCCATCTAAATTAAACTCATACTCTGAGTCTGGTCTAAAAGATACAATATCTCCTACATCTAATCCGTAAGAAAGTAAAATGTTATTTGTGTATACAATCTCACCCATCAATGGTTGTTCTACACCAGGACTGTATATATAAATCTGTTCTTTAGATATTGGTCTTATAAAACAAAACTCATCCTTAGACTTCCAAACATCATTATGCTTATACATATAATACTGAAAGTCATCAACCAAGAATAAGTCGTCCTTAATAAAACTTCTTCCACTCTTTTGACGACCCTTCATGTCGTAGTAGTACTTAAAAACATTATGATGCACAATAAGTGTGTCTCCTGGCTCTATATCACCTGAGTAATTAATAGGTGTAGACACCACAGTTGCATATCGGTTAGATGTTGTATGATCTTCCTGTGATGTGCTAGTTATTAAATCTATTCCACCAACATTCTTTATATTATCATACCTCCTTCCATTATGCGGACGCACAATAAAGTTAAAGGGTGATCTCATTAAAAGTTTATATTAAATTCTATAGACACAGGCATATTCCTATTGAACTTTTTCCAAAGTAAAATTTCACCATCCCTCTCTATCCATATTTTATAAGATTCAGATGTCTCATCATACTGTATCAGATGTATATAGTACTGATTATTTAAAACGCCTTGACCATATATATAATGCATAGAACTAGACTTATAGTCAGCTCCTATAGATATCTTTCTAATCTCCACTTTCCTCAGATATAGTTCCGTCTTGAAGGTTTATTGAAACCTTACCATACTCATCCTCAAGTTCTTTCTGGTAAGCATTTAATTCACCCTGAATATCTGACACCTGATGAAGTAGCTGGTGCTTTTGAAACTCCAATCCACCTACCTGTGCTTGAATATTATTTATACTACCTACCAACTCTTGAAGTTTTTTAAGCTGATCTTCTTTAATTTTACTCATGATTATTTGATTTTATTATAGCAAATATAAGTAATTTTAATTTAATCCTCTATGTTCATCGTAACAGATGTAGGATTTTCTTTCTCTGCAATTCCATGTGTAATTTATCATTTTTTTTTATTTTTTTTTAATTAACACTACAACGCTATTATAGATTAAAACTGTATACCAAAATGTTTTTCCAGTTGTATTTTCGCATCTTCAATAGCTTGTAATTCGTCTGCGTTTAGGTCTATGACTTCGTAA